AATATTAATTGTAAAAACTATTTATATTATTTGTTTTTTATTTTTTATTTTATACTCTCATTTGAACTTCATTTCCCGCATAATATCCTTTATCAACTAAAGACTGTGTATACTCTGATCCACCCCAATTTGGATCCATTGGGTCAGGACTAACTGTTTGTTTTTCTTGTTGAATATTCATTCCATCTAGTGGTGTAGTTGTACCAATATAATACGAAGATTCATCATAAGCAGGATAAGAATTTGTATTATATGGTGGATCGTTTCGTGTAGCATCTACTAAAGGTGTTGGATTTGGATAAGCTGGTGTATTTGGTGTTCCTAAGGTACTTTCCAAAATTACATCTCCTGAAGAACTAGCAATTCCTTGAGGCATATTGATACTAGGTGGGAGTCCACCTTGTGGATCAGAAACACTAGGTCGTACTTTATAAACAGGATTTCCTTGTGCATCAAAGGTTTGTTGTAAATATAAAACAGGACATCTTATTCCTTGACTTCGTTGCCAATCTAAAAATTCAGTGTAGTCTTCTAAATTATCAAATTCTACAGGATTAACCCCAGGTACTCTTGCAACTTTTGAGTTATACAAATAAAATTTGGAATCTTTTTGAATAAGTAAATCAGGACATCTTGGTCCTAGATTATTGTTATTTGTTAATCCTTCTTCATATTTAGGATCGCTACATTTTGCGTAAAAAAATAATCCAATTAAAAATACAATGATAAATAAAAAAGTATTTAATGTTAAATATCCAAATGACATATATATTATATAAATATATATTATCAGTATAATAATATATTTTCTCTTTATTATTATAAGAATGAAATTTTTACATATCAATAAATTAGAAGAACAGAAATCGCAAATGAGTGAATTGAACTCTGCAATAGAATCAGGAAAAGACGTTTTTTTATTAATTTATATGGAAGGTTGTGGACCATGTAATGAAACACGTCCAGAATGGAAAAAAATAGAAAATATTTTGATACATAAAAAAAACAATCCAAAGTACAAAAATATCGTTATTGCGGATTTAAATACTAATTTTTCAGGTAAACTTTCAAATAAAATAAAACAACCATCTGCATTTCCAACGATTATTCACATATCTAAAAAAGGAATCAGTGTACAACATTTTGAAGATAGTAATATTCAAAATAAATCAAGAGAAGTTGACTCTTTTATGGAATGGATTGAATCTAAAACAAAGAATAATAATTCAAATGTAAAATACGGGTTAAAAGGAGGAAAATGGTCACAAAAATATAAACGTAGTATCAATTGTAGAAGACCCAAGGGTTTCTCTCAAAAACAACATTGTAAATATGGAAGAAATAAAACGAAAAAACGAAATAATAGAAAATAATAAAATATTTTTGATTAAACTTAAATAAAATACTATAATATATTTTAATGAAGTTTACATGGTTATTATTATCATTTTCATTGATTAATTGTGAAAAATTATTTAAAAATATACATATTCCTCTTTGTAAGAATTGTATTTACTATAAACCATCCATATACTTTGATTTTGAATCGGAATTTAACGAATGTGAAATATTTGATAAAAAGGATGATAGAAAGGATGATAGAAAGGATGATAGAAAGGATGATAGAAAGGATGATAGAAAGGATGATAGAAAGGATGATAGAAAGGATGATAGAAAGGATGATAAAAAGAATATAATTTCTTATTATTCAGTAGATTTATGTAGAAACAATGAAACAAAATGTGGAAAAGAAGGAAAGTATTTTAAAAAAGAAAAAAATGTATTCATAAAAAAAATAAAATACATAATTAAACAAAAAAGTCTGCATATTCTGTTAATATTATCAATTATTATTTCATCATTCATAAATATGTATGCAATGTATTATCTTGTTTCTTTAGCTATCTAAAAAGTTAAAAATAATATATGTTTTTATTTTTATTTTTATAATGATATACATATAATGTTGTACATTTATGAATTGTTAATAGAAATATTTATTGGATTAACTATAGGAATACTTTTTTCTATTACAGGAATTGCATCAATGAGTATTTTTCTATTAATAACCAATTTGTTTAAGATAGGTGACTATAAAACAAATTTAGGAACCGTGCTTTTTGTCTATTTATTTCCTATAACCATTGGATCTGTTTATGAATTTTATAAAGCAAAAAAAATAAATTTTCAATTAGGATTTATTTTATTATTTTCACTGATTATTGGAAATATTATTGGATCTAAAATAGTTTTAAATAAAGAAAATCCGTTAAGTGATAAAACAATAAAATATACAACATCTGCAATAGGATTTTTTATAGGTATATCATTTTTAATTTCTGCATATTATGAAAAAAATAATTAATATTTTTACACTTTTTCAAATGATAAAATGTGTAAAAAACCAAAGAACCAAAACCAACCAATAAACAAAAACAAAAAAATAAAATTGAATAAATAAGTGAATAAAGAGTAGAATACAAATAAAATAATCAATGGAACATATCTTTAGAATTTTTGACTTTAATTTTTATAACGCAAAAGATTCATCNCAAGAATCATCNGATGATGAACAAAATACNTATAAAGANACATCTGTATTTATGATTCAAATGTTTGGTGTCAATGAAACAGGAGAAACATGTTCTATTCTTGTTGAAAATTATCGTCCCTTCTTTTACGTGATGGTGAATGATGGATGGACAATTCAGTTAAAAGATGCATTTCTTACACATATAAAAGAAAAAATGGGAAAGTATTATGAAAATACAGTTACCGATTGTATAATCATAAAACGAAAAAAATTATATGGTTTTGATGGTGGAAAAGAACATAAATTTATAAAGCTGGAATTTTTAAACATGGGTGCATTTAATAAAGCAAAAAATTTATGGTATAGCAACTATAATAGTGGTCATACATTATTAGCAAATGGTTATTATTTTAAAAATACAAACACACAATTATATGAAGCAAATATTCCACCTTTATTACGTTATTTTCATATTCGTGATATTAGCCCTTCAGGATGGGTGGCTTTGCCAAAAAAGAAAACCATTGAATTAAAAGAAGGAAATAAAAAAACTTCTTGTAATTATGAATTTACCATTCATTATAAAAATGTAGTTCCATTAAATGAAAAAGAAACACGTGTACCTTATAAAATATGTAGTTTTGATATTGAAGCGAGTAGTAGTCACGGAGACTTTCCCGTTCCAATTAAATCTTATAAAAAACTAGCTACCAACATTATTGAATATTTTGAAAACTTAAAAATGGAATTAACCAATGAATTATGTAAAAATATCTTAAGACGAATTATATTCACCGCATTTGGTTATGAAAACATGGATGCCATTGATTTTGTATATCCTATCAAGAAACCAAATTCAAAAGAAGAAGTAGAAAGATTATGTGAAAAATGGTTATTAACTCCAATTATAAATTTGAAAAAAACCGAAGAATTTAATCAAGCATCAACCTTAGAATCATTTTTTGAAAAAACAAATAATGATGAAGATGAAGAGTATGATTATAAAAATAACATCAAAAGCTATTCAAATAAAAAAGCAACCATTGTTGATATTCTTTGTGATCCTAAATTTGAAAGAGAGGGAAAATTAAATGAAATAAATATTTCACTCAATGCTAATTTTCCAAAATTGGAAGGAGACAAAGTGACATTTATTGGTTCTACTTTTATGAATTATGGCGATGAAGATCCTTATAAAAATCATTGTGTTGTGTTAAATTCATGCTCCAAATTACCCTTAGAAAATAGTATTGTAGAAACGTATGATACTGAGAAAGAAGTATTACTTGCTTGGAAAAATTTAATTCAAAAAGAAAATCCAGATATTGTTATTGGATATAATATATTTGGGTTTGATTATCAATTTATGTTTTATCGTGCAGAAGAAAACAATTGTACAGAAGATTTTTTGAAATTGTCACGAAACATAGATGAAGTCTGTGGAACAAAAGATAAAGAAACAGGAAAATACAAAATTGAAGAAACAAGTATTCATATTGCGAGTGGTCAACATGATTTAAAATTTATTAAAATGAATGGGCGTCTTCAAGTAGATTTATACAACTTTTATCGTAGAGAGTCCAATTTAACTAGTTATAAATTAGACTATGTTGCAGGTTATTTTATTGGTGATTACGTAAAAGGATTTGAATATGATACAGTAGAAAGAAAAACTGAAATAAAAACATCCAATATTACTGGACTATTAGTAGGAAGTTATGTTCACTTTGAAGAAATTGGTCATTCTGTGGATTATTATGCAGATGGTGCAAAGTTTATCGTGACAAGTGTAAACAAAAAAGAAAAAAAATTCTATATTGAAGCTAATATTACTCCAGATCAAAGTAAAAAAATTCGTTGGTGTTTAGCAAAGGATGATGTGACTCCTAAAGATATTTTCCGTATGACAAATGGAAACGCCGACGATCGTTCCGTAATTGCAAAATATTGTATTCAAGATTGCAACTTGGTTCACTACTTATTTAACAAGTCCGATATTTTAACCGGTTTTATTGAAATGTCCAAAATTTGTAGTGTTCCCATTAACTTTTTAGTCATGAGAGGTCAAGGAATTAAGTTAACAAGTTACATTGCAAAAAAATGTAGAGAAAAACGTACATTAATGCCTGTAATAGAAAAGGGTGGCTTAGACGAAGGTTATGAAGGAGCCATTGTCTTAGAACCGAAATGTGATTTGTATTTGGATAATCCGGTTGCTTGTGTAGATTATGCTTCGTTGTATCCTAGTTCAATGATAAGTGAAAATTTATCACATGATAGCAAAGTTTGGACAAAAGAGTATGATTTAGCGGGTAATTTAATTGAAAAGGGAGAATGGGGAGAAAAAGACAAGGATGGGAATTTTATCTATGATCATTTGCCTGGATATGAATATGTCAATATTACTTATGATACGTACAAATATGTGAGAAAGACTCCCAGTTCTGCAGCGGAAAAAGTGAAATCAGGGTACAAAATATGTAGATTCGCACAGCCAAAATTAGAAACGGAAGGAAAAGCAATTATGCCGTCTATTTTAGAAGAATTATTAAAAGCCAGAAAGTCAACACGAAAACTCATTCCTCAAGAAACCGATGAATTCATGAAACAAGTCTTAGAACAAAGACAGTTGGGTTATAAGTTGACCGCCAATTCACTATATGGTCAATGTGGTGCAAAAACAAGTACATTTTATGAAAAAGATATTGCAGCATGTACAACTGCAACAGGAAGAATGCTTTTGACTTATGCAAAACGAATGATTGAAGAATGTTATGGTGATAAAATTTGTAACACAAGCGCTCATGGCCCAGTTTTAACAAAAGCAGAGTATATTTACGGTGACAGTGTTGCAAATTATACACCTGTTTATGTAAAAATAAATAAAAAATTAGATATTTTATCAATTGAACAGTTAGCATTAAAATATGGAAATAATGATTGGACAACATGTTTGGAACAAGGAAAACAAGAAAAAGAAGTATGTCAATTAACTGGTGTAGAAACATGGACCGAAAACGGTTGGACAAAATTACATCGTGTGATTCGTCATAAATTAGCACCTCATAAGAAAATGATGCGTATAACAACACATACTGGATTAGTAGATGTCACAGATGATCATTCGCTTATTTTAAAGGGAGGAGAAGAAATTTCTCCCAGAGAATGTAGAATAGGAACCGAAATGCTTCATCAAAGTTTACCTGTTATGAAAAAACATGATGAATTTGGAATTTCAGAAAATGAGGCTATAATTATGGGCTTCTTCTTTCTACATGGATCATCATGTGAAAAAAAAATGTTATGGCAAATAAGCTATGATTCTATAAAAATAGTCAAAAAATATTTTGAATTATGTAAAAAAGTTTATATTCGTTTTGATTGGTCCATTATTGCAGTAATAGAAAATTCTAGACTAAAATATAAAATTTCACCTACGTGTTGCAATGATTCTTTTATCATTAACTTTATTAAAATGTATACTAAAATGTATACAAAAATGTATAATAAAGAGTCCAAGGTTTTTCCTGAAGAAATTTTCAATGGATCTTTAAAAATAAGAAAAGCTTTCTTTGAAGGGGTGTGTGATGCCTATGGAAGCAAATTTGAAAATGGGGTTTTACTCATTGAAGAAAATAGACAAATATATGCTTCTTATCTCTATTGGCTTGCTTCAAGTATTGGCTATCCTAGTTCCTTGTGTTTTGATAAATACAAGTATACTTATACAATCACAATAAAAAAGTCTAAGAAAGATATAGTAAATAATCCAAATGCAATCAAAGAAATAGATTATCTTGATTATGAAGGATATGTGTATGACTTAACTACTGAAAATCATCATTTTGCAGCAGGAATAGGCAATTTTATTGTTCACAATACAGATTCTGTCTTCTTTACCTTTAATTTACAAACACTTGATGGCGAACAAATTCGCGGTAAAAAAGCGCTGGAAATTACGATTGAATTGGCACAAGAAGCAGGTCATTTAGCGTCAAGTTTCTTAAAAGCTCCACACGACTTAGAATATGAAAAAACATTTATGCCATTTTGTTTATTATCTAAAAAAAGATATGTGGGTATGTTGTATGAAACAGATCCAAATAAATGTAAACGAAAAGAAATGGGAATTGTACTGAAAAGGCGTGATAATGCTCCCATTGTAAAAGATGTGTATGGAGGGATAATTGATATATTAATGAAAGAACAAAATATACAACAAGCAACCAACTTCTTAAAAACATGTTTACAAAATATTGTAGATGAAAAATATCCAATGGATAAACTAATAATAACAAAGTCATTACGTTCAGGATATAAAAATCCAAATTCTATTGCTCATAAAGTTTTGGCAGATAGAATTACAGCTAGAGATCCTGGAAACAAACCAAGTTCAGGAGACCGGATTCCCTTTGTATATATCAATACATCTAATAAAAAAGCTTTGCAAGGAGAAAAAATAGAAACACCTAGTTACATCATAGAAAATAAATTAAAAATAGATTATTCATTTTATATTACCAATCAAATTATGAAGCCAGTTCAACAGGTTTTTGCGTTAGTATTAGAGAAAATTTGGGAAGATAGTAAAAAGACAGGAAAAATTAAAAGTTTTAAAAAGGAAGTAGAGATTTTGCGTAAAAATACGCCAGAAGAAAAGTTTGAAGATAAATTGGAACAATTAAAAAATAAAGAAGTAAAACAATTATTATTTGATGAATATTTGAGAGAAACTAATAATGAAAAACAAGGAAACCAAAGTATTAAAAAATTGTTTGAACTGCATAAGAAATAACTAAAAAAAAGAAAAGAAAATAAAAATAAAATAATTTTTAATAAAAAATTGAAATAAAATATTTTTTTGAACAAGTTTTATAAAATAATAAAAATAAATAGTAAAATGAGCTATTTGTTAACTACTGTCAAAAATAAATGTGAAAATTTAAAATTAATAGATATAGATATTAATTTTAAAAAATGTGTAAAGGGTTACCATTTAATTAATTCATCTGCCATTAATGAGACCATGTGGGAAGACATAAATGCACTTGTATTTACGTATTCAGGAATTGAAGTATATTCTAAAAGTGACGGAAGTCATTCACCAGGAATGGATATCAATTGTTCCTTGGGAAGAATTAGTAATAAATCAGCAAAATATTCAAATAATAAAAAAAGTATTGATATTAGTTCTTATAGATTAACTACGGTTTGTAGTGAAAAAAAATGTGGTAATCCAATTGAAATTATAGAAGAAATAAATAAAAGAAAAAATTTTGACTACTATTCATTTATTGTAAGAGATGAAACAAGTAGTAGTGAAAATATTAATTATGATTGGTTATTAATCCCAAGTAATTATCTAGTTTTAGATCCTTCTTCTTATACTTGGGAACCAACAATAGGTAAAAGAGGTAAAAATAAAGATACACAAGTTGGTTGGCATACAAATGAAATTGACGGATGTAAAATGTCTATTACATTTAGTATGTCCTCACAATTATGGATACATATTGAAATGACAGAAGAAATAAAAAAATTTATTATAGCTAGTGTAGAAGTAAGTAATAAACCTATTTATAATTATATTGATATTTTAGAAAAATTAACAAAGTAAATAAATTTATGTATCGTCAATAGTATTAATAGTAGTATCAATATTATCAATATTCGCTAATCTTTCATTCGCAATAATAATATAATCAGTATTTATTTCAAAACCAATAAAATGTACTTTGTTTTTTTTTGCTGAAACACATTCTGATCCAGAACCTACAAACGGAACAACTAACAAAGTATCTGCGTTTTTATTAAAAGATGCTTTAATGAGTGTATCACATAAATTTAATGGTTTTTGTGTAGGATGATCAACTCGTTCTTTTTTTCCTGCTCCTCCTGCAAGCGCGGCAATCTTAATAACATCTCTTGGTAAAGCACCTCCTTCATGAGCGGTATATACAGTTTCTTTATCACCATTACTAAATCTACCTATGGTTGATTTTCTAATCTTTCCTGCAGCATTTTTTAGAAATGATTCCGTATAAGGTTCTCTTACATCATCACGATTGAATATAGGTTTATTTTTATAACAACATAAGATACTTTCATGAGTTCGTTGCCAAAAGTTAAGTGATGGAGTTACTTTATTTGTATAATGCCAAACTAACCACCTAACATTGCAAGATATACGTGTTCTTATAAATGCAAGAGTTTCACTGAATCCATAAATATACAATGTTCCTTGTGGTTTTAGAATTCTCAAACACTCTGAAATCCAATGATCACACCATGATAAATATTCATCCATTTTTTGTTTATCACTTTCATTTCCAAAGTCTTTTCCGATATTATAGGGTGGATCACAAATAATAATATCAACGGTTTCAGATTTAATTTTTTTCATTCCTAATAAACAATCTTCATTATATATTTTATTAATTTCTAACTCTTCCAAATGTTTTGAATCAAAATCAAAATTAGATGTTTCATTATTTTCATCTTGAATAATCAGTTTCGTTTTTGTTTTCGTATTCGTATTTTTATCTTTTAATTTCATTCCCTTTACTCATATTTTATTCCAATATTTTTAATCAATTTTTTAATAAATTAATTTTTTTTATTAATTTATTATTAGTTTATTATTAGTTTATTATTAGTTTATTATTAGTTTATTATTAACTTATTACTTTATTGTATTTACTTTGTTAGATATACAGCCTTTTGTTTTGAACTCATGTTTTGTAACATTTGTTTTACAAGTCCATTAATTTCTTCTACACTTGTTTCAAGACTCCAAATGCGATCATTTAATTTATCTACCTCACTAACACTAGTATCATTTACTACTGTATCAACGCGTTTATTATTAATTTCTTTATTTTCTTTTACACTATATCCTTTTACACTATATCCTCTTGCATCATTCCAACTTGAAATGAATCCTTCCGATTCAAGTTTATGTAAAATTGCTTCTACGGTTCTTTTATGTTTTGTTGAAATTTCATATACATCCATTTCTAATAATTCATATTCTCTTTGAAGAGTTAACAATTCGTTTACAGACCATTTATTTCCTGAGCGTTTATAATTAGACATTATATTATAGATGTTATGATAAAATGTCTTTATATTATTTTAAATAAATTATTTATAATTTTAAAATTCTAAACATTTTCTTGGGACATATTACGTGTAAAAAATAATAAGTTAGAAGACAACCATGTACCAATGACTATCCACATATTGTTAATTGTATTTGCTCCATTATATATAATCCATCGCAAACCTTGACAATGTGGTGTAGTAGTTAAAAATGGAGAAACAACAAGTCCTAGAAAAGAAGCTGGAACACATAATTTAACATATAAATGAGAAGCACAAAAATGTAGAATAATCCATACCAAGTATATTCCGTATAATGACATGGATATTTTTATTATTTTAATCACAAAATTACCAATATATATGGCAAATAGATGTGTTTTATTTATAAAAAATACACAATAAGATATTTCTCTCTTTTTGATTTCTTCGTCTTTATTTTTTATATTATCTTCTTCTTCCAAATTTTCTTTTTGTAAATTAGTAGAGGTGTTATTTTTATTTCGTGTCATCATTAATTAATATACAAGAATACTCTTTATATTTTTCATGTAATTAAATATGAAATATCTATCATATCTATTATATCTATAATATAATAAATTAGGAGCTTAAATAAATAACCATAATAATAATTATTGTAGAATCATGAATATAGAAAAATTTAAAAACAAAGGGCTTAGTGGATTAGTAAATTTGGGAAATACATGTTTTGTAAATTCATGCATACAAATATTATCACATACCTATGAATTACATGAATTTCTAGATAAAGAAACATATAAAAAAAAAATTAATAATAAACCAGATTCATTATTGTTATTAGAGTGGGATAATTTAAGAAAAATGTTATGGGAAAATAATTGTGTGATATCTCCTGGAAAATTTATTAAAACGATTCAAAAAATTGCGGAAATTAAAAACGCGAATTTGTTTACTGGATATTCACAAAATGATCTTCCTGAATTTTTTTTATTTTTAATTGATTGTTTTCATAATTCAATTGCGAGAGAAATAAATGTCAATATTACTGGAGAAGTAGAAAATGATAAAGATAAATTAGCCGTAAAATGTTTTGAGATGATTAAAAATATGTATTCCAAAGAATATTCCGAATTTTGGTGTTTATTTTCAGCCGTTCATGTATCAAAAATTACTTCTGTCAAGTCTGGAAAAGATTTAGTATTAACACCAGAACCTTATTATATGTTAGATTTACCAATTCCAATGAATAACAAGTCTCCCACATTATTAGATTGTTTTGATTTATATGTAGAAGTAGAAACATTAGATGGTGAAAATGCATGGTACAATGAAGAAACAAAAGAAAAAGAAATGATTCAAAAAAGGATTCAATTTTGGTCTTTTCCAACTATTTTAGTAATTAATTTTAAAAGATTTAATAATAATAATAAAAAAAATCAAATATTAATTACATTTCCCTTGGATGATTTAGATTTATCAAAATATGTTATTGGATATAATAAAAAAAATTATATTTATGAATTATATGGTGTTTGTAATCATAGTGGTGGAGTTTTAGGAGGTCATTATACAGCATACGTTAAAAATGCGAATAATAAATGGTATCATTTTAATGACAACCAAGTTTCTGAAGTCGGAACCAAAGAAACGATTATTTCACCAAAAGCATATTGTTTATTTTATAGAAAAAAAATGTAAAAATAAAAACAAAATAAAAAACAAAATAAAAAATAAAAAGAAACCTATAAATTTCTTTTAACCATTATATATAATATATATAATGGTAGTTGCAATTAATACATCATCAACCGTAGAACCAGTAAACATGTATGATAATTTAAATTCTTTTATATTAAGCCCTGGTATATTAATTATTATTTTTTTAATTATTGTTGCTTACTTCATACTATTTTCTTCTTTAGGAAATAATGAAGATACTAGTTCTGATGATAAAACAGGAAACATAATAGGTATAGTCATTGTTGTAATATTAGTCATATTAATCATCATTAATGCATTTCAATATTTTTTTGATATTAGTATTACTGCATATTTCAATGATATGTTAACACCTCATAAAAAAATAGATATTGTTGTAGATCAAAATACATATCATCCCTCACCTGCTGTACAAGTTCAAAAACAAGTATTTAACATTCCTGGAAATTATTATAATTACGAAAATGCNAANGCTATATGTAATGCATACAATGCCGATTTAGCGACTTATCAACAAGTAGAAAAATCCTATGAAAATGGCGGNGAATGGTGTAATTATGGATGGTCAGAAGGTCAAATGGCNTTATTTCCTACGCAACAAGCAACATACGATCATTTACAAAACATAAAAGGTCATGAACATGATTGTGGGCGTCCAGGAGTAAATGGTGGATACATTGCAAATCCACAAGTAAAATTTGGTGTAAATTGTTACGGAAATAAACCTAGAATGAGCGAAGAAGAAGAAGACCTAATGAATGTATCAACACCTTATGCAGAAACCAATGAAGAAATTAATTTCAAAAAACGTGTTGACTATTGGAAAGAAAATGTAAATGATATACTTGTATCACCATTTAATTATAATAGTTGGGCTCAAGCCTAGCTACTCTATAGCTCCAAGTAATAATAATAAACATTAGAAAGTAAAAAGTAGAAAATATAAAAAAAAGAAGAGAAAATAATAAATAATAAATCGTATAATAATAAATAGAATACATAAAAGAAGACATGCATAACAAACAAATTCCTGATTTTATCATTACTATAAAAATATTATTACTGTGATGATTATTAATAAGATAATATTCTACAAAAAATATGAAATGGTCTAAATAGCTTACGGAATTAGAAGGTAAAACAACTATCTCTACCATAAATTTTCTACATATCGGACAAACTGGTTTCATATGATACCATTTAGCTAAGCATTCATTATGAATCCATCCATCACAAAGACAATTTTTTATGAATACTGTTTGATCTTTTAATTTTGTTAATGGAGATTTATTTTCTAATTCATTTTCAAAACATATAAAACACATATTTGTTTCTTTTACTTCATCTTTTTCTTCATTTTTTTCTTCATTATTTTCATCTTCATCATCAAAGTAATAATTTGTAGTTATAAAAATCATTGTTATATTACAATATAATTATAATATAACAAATACATTAATTTTTATGTTTTTTTGTAGAAGTTTTATTATTATTTAATTTTTTTATTCTTTGGGTTCCACCTTTTTTTCTCTCCTTATTACCCTTTTCACTTTTATTTTTATTATTTTTATTATTCTTATCATAATGTTTAACTAAATCCAATAATTTATCATGAATATCATCATTAATTGTATCATCATCATGATTATCATGAATATTATCATATTTAACGTCTTTTTCTAACTTACTTCCTCCGTACATATTATTATGATATGAAAGAGTCCAATTAGGAACAACTAAATCATTAAAAATATCAGATACATTATTCATTCCTCCTTTCATTCCTCCTTTCATTCCTCCTTTCATTTCTCCTTTCATTACTCCATTATTTAATGTTATAATTGGTGACATTCCTCCTTTCATCATAATTGAATTTACACTAAAACCACCACTATAAATCCCATTTTCTTTATCATTATTAAAAACTAGTTCATTTGCATCAATATAGTTCATATAAAATATATGTATTTTAATTTAATTAGAAGAATTCCGCTTTAACGATATGAATATTATTTTAACTCTCTGAATATCGTTTTAACTCTGGAATTATTTTACTAGTTCTTTTATTTTTTAGATGATCCATAATATATTTTAACTGTGATTCATTCATTATAATTTCTGCTAAAGTATTTTCAATATATTTAAAAGTTAAGGGTTCGGTAACTTTTGTATTTGTAAATTTTAATTTTCCATCACTAATTTTTATGGTTGAATTTGTTATTTTTTTTTCATTTGCATAACTTATAATATCTTCTGATAATTGATTGCGTGTCTCTCTTAACAATTTAGTTTTTTCATTTAGTTTTTTAATTTCATTATCAATAGAAACCCATTTTTGTATTTGGTTTTCAAAGCTCATTGTTTATTTTAAAATATTTTAATATTTTATTATTTTAAATTAATGTTAAATAATAAAATAACCTTAAATAATAAAATAACCTTAAATAATAAAATAACCTTAAATAATGAGATTTCAAAAAATTTAATTTTAGGTGACATAAATAAAGAAAAAAAATATGGTAAAACAGAAAAAGTTATATTATTTGTAAATGCCAGAGATGAAAAACATATAAGGGAATGGGCAGCTCATCATTTGTTATTAGGTTTTGATAAAATTATTATTTATGATCATAAATCAATTATTCCATTAAAAGAAGTATTTAAAAATTTTGATAAAAGAGTAAAAATTATAGATGTATCAAAATATGAAGCTCCTATTAAAATTTTTCTAATGAATAACTCCATAGGTGTAGCAAAAATGCTAAAAGCGGACTGGATGATTTACTTAGATGCAGATGAATTTCTAATTTTTAATGATCCTAACATGAATGTAAAAATATTTTTAGATAATTATAATAAAGCACATTCATTAGGAATTAATTGGTTAATGTTTGGATCAAATTATTTAGTTAATGACCCGGATGGACTTATCTTAGAAAATTATACAAAATCTGAATTAGTAATAAATGAACATGTAAAATCATTTGTAAGACCTAATGAAATAATCCGAGCATGTAATCCTCATTTTTATCACGTTAAAAAAAAAGAACATATGTATGATATATTCTGTAGAAGAATTAAACAACCATACGCAAAGAATAGTATAAATCTAAATTTTAATCAAATTACAGCTTATCTTGCTCACTATGTTACACAATGCGAAGAATCATTTATACGAAGAAAATGTAGACCTACTGATGACACAGGAGGTATAAAAAATACAATAGATAATAATCTTAAAGATCTTCATAATCTACATAATAATTACAATAATTATCATCCAAAAAATACATATGTAGAAAAAATTAAAAGTTTTTTAGAAAAATATAATCACCAATATTAATTATTTTATATATTTTAAAATACAAAATACAAAATATATAAAATTTAATGTCTACGTGTTCTTCTACCTCCCTTTAACCCGCGTTTTCTTCTATATGTTTGCTGCATTCCTAAAATACTAAATGGAACGATTGCTTGGTTAAATACTTGAGACCAATATCCTCCTTTTCTCTTTCTAGTTCCAGCTTTTTGTCCTTGAAGTCCTACAATAGCATTAGAATTACTGTTACTACTTTTAGATGAATCAAAAACATTATCATATTGTTGATTTGGAGTTCCAACTGTAGCTCTCATATAAGTAGAAGCAGAATCGTAAGATGAAGGATTCGCTGCGCCTTCACCTCCTCTTTTATATCTTCTACGATTACTTCGTTTTCTATAATTCATACGTGGCATTATATATTTTAACAAGATTAAAAAATATAATATATATTAAATTTCGCATTTACTTAATTTTTTAGTTTTATTTTTAAAAAAAGATCTTTTTGTAAAGCAAGAATATTTTTTGAAACAATGAAAGCATTTATTTAATTTATGAAACTTCCTAAAAATCCAATTTTTCATATATTTTTAAATAATTTATAATATATTTTTATATTTATTTTACAAATTAAAAAAATTTATTGGTTAATTGTTTATTACGCAATATAATGATTAAAATAACCAAAATTGCTAAAATCATAATAAAAATCATAAAAACAAGAATGACCGTAATATAAATATAAGGATTAATCTCATATAAAATAAAATCTATAATTGGTTTTAAAATTGATTTAAATTCATTTTTTATTTCATCTCTTTTTAAAATATTTAAAAAATCTTTTACTAAGGAGTCTTTCATAATTATTATAAATAGTTTTAAATTTGTATAAATACATAATTGTATTTATATATTTATTTATTTATTTATTTACTATATAATACATATTATAAAATATATGCGTGTTTATAAAATTAAATTTTTCTATCTATCCAATAATGGAAAATATTGTAGAACCCAATCAATCTTTTGATTTTTCAAAATTATCTTTAGCACATCCATCAGGAATTCAAGGAGGAGCTTACTTTACAAGGATTGAGTATAATAAAAAACCATTATATATACAAACTGAAAAAAGTCTTACGAGACAGGGAATTGTCAAGTCAGGAAAAAAATTTCATTGTGATTTAATGTTTGACAAAAATTCGGAATCCTTGATTCATTGGTTTGAAAAACTTGAAGAAAAATGTCAAAAATTAATCTATGATAAAAAAGATTCTTGGTTCCAAACTCCTTTAGAAGAAAGTGATATTGAAACTGCATTTAATTCCTTAATACGTATTTATAAATCTGGAAAGTATTATTTAGTACGAACTAATATTAAAAACAATCAAGCAAATGAAGCAGTGATTAAAATTTACAATGAAAAACAAATACCATTGAATGTAGAAGATATCAAAGCTGAAACCGAGATTATTTCAATTTTAGAAATACAAGGAATTAAATTTACATCTAGAAATTTTCAAATTGAAATAGAATTAAAACAGATCATGGTTTTAGATAACGAACCAATGTTTGACACATGTTTAATTAAATCATTTAAAAATACAAATATGGTTGACTCTTCTATGCATGTAGATACTAAAGAACCTTTAGAAGAAATTCCTATTATTAATGATAATGAATTAAATAAAATAAATAAATTAAATGAAATAAATATTTTAAATGAAATAAATATTTTAAAAAAAGATGATTTTTCTTTGTTAAGAGGAGAAGAATTAGAGATAGATACTGAAGAGATAGATACTGAAGAGATAGATAAAAAAATAGAAAATTATTCTTTTGATTCTTTAGAAAATATAGATATTATTGAGGATAAAGATTCTACTATTGAAATAAATAATGATAATGATGATAACATTGATAATATTAATAACAATGATAATGATAATGATAATGATAATCATAATGATGTGTCTATTGATTTTGAAATTGAAGATTTAAACAATAACAATGATCCAATTCAGGAAAATATAGAAGAAATAAAAGAAATAGAAATGGATTTAGAAAATTTAGAACCAATTAAACTTAAAAAACCCAATGAAGTATACTTTGACTTATACAAGGAAGCAAGAAATAAAGCAAAATTAGCAAAAAAAAATGCAATACTTGCTTATTTAGAAGTTAAGAATATTAAGAAAACATTTATGTTGGACAATTTGATTGATAGTGATAGTGATTTTGACAATGAAGTAGATGAAATATCTGAAAGTGAATTAGAAGGTTTATAAATTTCAATTACTATTAATGTTTAGAATAATTAATATGTATTCTAAAAATTATTTTATCATTAATTTTATATAATGAGCGTATCTTTAAAAAAGCTATGGAATGACTATGGAATTGGAGCTATCATCGTTTTGTTAATTGTAGCTTACGGAGCCACTTTATTTGCCAACTACTTATCCAATAAAGGAATGTCTGGTTATGAATCAAATCAAAGTATGCCACAACAATATAAAAACACCAATGAAAGAATGTCTTCTGGAGTTGTCCCTGCAGAACCTTTAGGTCAAAATGAAGTATTTGCATCTGCGAATGGAACAAAAACAAGTATGCCTGGAATTCCATCATCTTGTTCTACTCCAAATGTTCAAAATCCTGCTGAGCTCTTACCAAAAGACAGTAACAGTCAATGGGCACAATTGAATCCTTCAGGCAAAGGTGAGTTATCCAACATCAACTTGTTAAAAGCTGGTTATCATATCGGAATTGACACCATTGGTCAGACGCTAAGAAACGCCAATTTACAAATCCGTTCAGAACCACCAAATCCTCAATTGAGTGTGGGACCTTGGAATAATTCAACTATAGAACCAGATTTCATGCGACCACCTTTAGAAATTGGTGCTGGTTCTCAATAAGCATATTCAGTAACAAATAATTCAATATTATATTATTTTTTTGTTACCATAATTTTCTAAATATCAAAATTTTTATATTCATTATTTTTACACATATAAATATTTTGAACTCTATTATCGTATGTAATTTTAAAATGTTTTACATAATAACCAAATTAAAACCAAGAGAATATCTTGAATTTTATAGTTTTTGTTTTTAGTTATATATTTATATATATATGAATAATAAATATTTTTCTTTTACAAAGGGAAAGGGTAGTATTGTATATGAAAGTAATAATAATAATATTATTACTCAAAATGCTTCCGCAAGTGCTTCAGCAAGTGCGTCCTCAACTGGATATAATTGTTTTGACACACAAAAATTATCTGAAACTTTAGTAATAAACTTGATTAATAATAGTTTAAATAATATTACAAATACAGATAACAAAGTTAAAAAAGGAAAAGTTAACATTGAATTAATAACAGATTTTTCTGAATTTATAGAAGAAGAATTTAATACATTATTAACTATATTTGATATATTTGATGTAACTGAAGATCCAACTCCATGGACTATTATCCAAACAAATCATTCATTTTACAAAAATTATCCTACCAACACTCTTTTATCTACCTTTGGCATGAAAAATACAAATACCACTTTTGGGTTACCTATTTTTAGATTTAATAAAGATGATAAAGTTTCTTTTAAATTTGTAAATGAAACAAATAATATGTACACCTTTAACATACATTGGCATGGAATGAATTTGAATGCATTTAATGATGGATCAAGTATGGAATGTATATTTGGCGAAGGAACGAAAATAGGCACAACATTAGATTTAAATATCAATGTAAAAAATAATTCTGCTTTAACATTTTACCATCCCCATAATATGTTCGTAACGTCTCCTTTTATTTATTTAGGTTTATTTGGAATGACTTTAATAACAGATAAAGAATCTATAAACGTAGATAAATATTTTAATTATGGAGATAATTATCTTGTGTTAGGAGTAGGAGATATCGTTTATAATAATCAAGGTGAAATAGATTCAAGTATTATATATGATTACTTATGGAGAGGTAATTATAGCCATGTCAATGGTATTTCATGTGTTGGGTGGAATGGTAGTGAAAACAATGAGAATTATATCAATAGGTTATATCACAATGTATCCAATAAAATTAATTTAATAAAAATAACTCTTTTAAATAATTCTTGTTCATGGAGGATATATAATTTAGGAGTTTGTGATAAAAATAAAAGTATTAAATTTTTTTATTTTATAGAAAGTGATCAAGCTTATAGAAATCCGTTATATACAAATATTATTTCATTTTCACCTGGTTCTAGAGTATCAATTATCTTTGACTTAAATGACTTTCTAGATAATGAAGCGTATTTATTTTTTTATAGTTTTGATTTAACAGAGAATAATGGTCTAGTTTATAATACTGATATAAGTGAACAATTATTAAATCCGATTGAAAATACAAACCCACAAAAATACCAAATTTATCCAAATGGAATAGAACCTAAACCTGAAAATTATTTAAAATTAAGATTTTTAAAAATTTCTTATAAAGATACGCAAGCAAAGAAGAATAATATACCATTAACAGAAGTAATAACTAAAATTAAAAAATTGGTTTTTGGAAAAAATTATGAATTGGTAGAAAAGTTACCCCTTCCTGTGGAAAAAAATAATTATGGTAAATATTTAAATACAAATTATTTTTATAACTTGCCTGATTTTATAAATGATATTCCTGAAAGACAACATCTATTGTTTTACGACATAACAGATAGTAAAGTAAATGGTTCTACAGAATATATTTCCGACGGACAAAACCGTATATTTTCAGATATGTGGAATTCTTACGAATATGATATGTATTTAAAAACAAAAGATAATTATTTTTTACCAAGTTGTTTATTTTCTATTTCAAAATATACTGGTAACTATTTAAAATATTCTAATTATCAGATGCAAGATAATCATTTGTTAATAATAAAAATATATAATTCCCAAAAACCGGACAAATTGATTGACTCAGTTACTATTTCTTTTCCAGAGAGTAATAAACCTTTAAATATAGATAAATGGACAAAATTAGTAAATTCTATGTATTCAAAAACTTTTTTTAAAGACGAAAATAATCAGCATAAAAAAATAAGTGAAATATTAGAATATAATTGGGAACCATATTTATATAAATTTACTTATTTACGTAATAAGGCGACTATAATTCCTTATGGTAAAGAATTTTATAATCCAATTACTAATATAAAAACAGTAAGAATTAAAAATATCAATAAAAGTGATAAATATATAATTGAATTAGAAGCGACGTGGTCATTATTAAATTTTTATGGTAAACCATTTGCTGCAATGCAGATGCCTATGCCTATGCCTATGCATGTAAATCATGATGTTGAACATGTACACGATGAACACTGCTGCAATAATCATGATGTTGAACATGTACACGATGAACACTGCTGCAATAATCATGATGTTGAACATGTACACGATGAACACTGTTGCACTCATGATAACCATCATTCTATGAATAATTTACAAACTATTTATACAATGGGTGGTTCAAGGAATGGTAAAATTGAAAAACCTACTGCTAAAGGAAATTTTATTTTAAAAATATATAATAATGAAACTTATTTAGGCTTTCCAGATGGTTATAATAATGATAACTTTCGTAATATTTCTATTAAAAAAAATTCTTGTGAAAAATGGCGTTATAACAATGGAGATACTCAAAATTGGCATCCATTTCATTTTCATATGACATCAGGTTATATTCTTAATGAAGATAACAAAAATAATCCATTATTAATGAGTAAATTAATAAATTTTTTATATTATTCAAAGGATAATATTAATATTCCTCCACAAAATTACATTACAATGCGTATAAAATTTCCAAATTACACTTCATTAGATGGTCCAATACCGTATTTAGGTTTTATGTATCACTGTCATTTTATGGCACACCATGATATGAATATGATATCTCAATTTTTTGTATACGATAATAAAAACGATTTTTTTCCATCTTTGCACATTTAAAACGCTGATTATACACACTAAAAATAACAAAAATGTAAAATCATTTGTAAGAATTTTACCTACGATAATATTACCTTTTTTTCTTATTTTTACTTGAAGAAGTGAAAGAGGAATCGTAGTATCCGATAGAGACATGATACAAGATTATCCTGAATTAATGAAATTATAATATTCTACATGATTCGGTTAGTATGAAAATCACATTTAGGATATATTCAAAAAATATTACATAAAAGAATCCACTTTATTTATTTTACTACATTAATATAGTAACTAATTATATGAGTAAACATAGTATCTTTTTTTACATATTTTTAGCATTTATATTATTATTTTGTTTACGAATATACTATGAATCCGATGCTTTCAATTTAAAATGCATTATTGCTTCCAAAGATGGTAATCGTTATTGTGTGAGAGAAAGAGTAAAGCTAGAATTGGCCGCCAATTTGTTAGCAACAGTGACCGAAAAATGTAAAAAAATGGTTGCCTATATGAAAGAAAAACATCCGGAGGATGATCGTGTGAAAAGATTAGTAGAAGGTTTTAATCCTAAACGAGTAAGTGAAACCTTACCAACAAGTGAATTAACTGCTTATAGTGAGAATAAAGGAGAAAAATTGGCGTTTTGTTTAAATACGACCAAAGATGGGGATAAATTAATAGACATTAATACACTAACTTTTGTAGCTTTACATGAATTATCGCATATTATGACGACTTCCATTGGACACAAACAAGAATTCTGGCAAAACTTTAAATTTTTATTAGAAAATGCAAAAGAAGCAGGAATTTATCATCCAGAAGATTATAAAAAAAAACCACAAGAGTATTGTGGAATGAAAATAAATGATAATCCATATTATGATTTGGTTTAAACAATAATATTTTATGATAAAAATAATTTAATCATAAAATAATAATAACTTTATATATATGTCAAATCTCATAAATATAAAAAACAATATAACAAACAATAAAATATATAAATTAAATTACTTAGTAGATGGAAACCTAAATATCATATTTGTATTTTATGGGAAAAAGGTGGTTTCTGAAAAGAACAATGAATTATTTAAGGAAATATTTACGGATGAAGAAATAGAAAAAATAAATTCTGAAAACATTTCAGTGAAATTTTCAGAACAAATGATTCATTTTGACGACTCTATTGGAACGATTAAAATTAAAATATTGAATGAATTGAAAAAAGAGATTTCACTAGAAGAAATATATTTATTTTGTCAAAAAATAGAAACCATTCATTCTGTTTCTCTCTATCAGTCACTTACTCAAAATAAAAAAATAGAATTGACAAAAATAAGATTAGATCAATTTCTTTCCAACATTGTCAAAGAGGAAAATGGTGAAAAAATTTTTGTTCCAGAAAACAAAGAAGTTTATTCCTTTGATGATATATTAAATATGAAAATAGATGGGAAAAAATATGTAATAAATAAAGTATTAGGTCAAAAGTTTTTTATCATAGAAAATGAATATCCATTTGTATGTAATCCTTACCAACTTACTGGATACGATTCATTCTTTGAAAAATCTATTAGAAAGTCACTATCTACACTAAATAGTCATTTACTTTTAAATGATGGAGAAATTATTGACAATACTATTTATTTATGTCTAGCTTCAGATGTATTAAATTATGTGTCTACGAAAGGAATATCCGAAGAAACTACAATGAAAGTTTATTATCCTTTTTTATACAATAGAAACATTAATAACCTGGAGGACTTGATAGAAAAAGAAGAAGAACTCATGGAAAGTAATAAAAAAATATTAAATAGTAAAACATTGAATTTATTCAAAACGATTGATATGTTTTACAGTATTTATTACTTGAGAAAAAATGAATTGAACTATATTCGTAACGGAATTAAATATATAAAATTCAATATGTTACCAATTGTTGAAATCAAAATTCCACTTGAAATAATATTCAAAGTCATACATGCTACAGAAGATAATCCATTAATTAAATATAATCCATCTTCAAGGCAAGAAAAAATATATAGATTGTATACAGGTGATAAAATATCTACCGATGGAAGAAAAATTCCATTTCTTAAAAAAGCGATCATATTTAAAGTAATGAAAGTTATTGGAAAAACAAAATCTGTGGCTGTCTACATTGAAGATAAAAATCGTGATTTAACACAATCTATTATTTGTGAATTCCATGAAAATGGAATTATTGCTATTACTTGTGAATTTATAAACATTATTGATCAAATAAAATTAGATGATCTTTTAAGAGATACCATTAATCCGATTATAGAAGAAATAAAAAATGTATTAGAAAATAGTGGTTATAAAATAAATAAATTTGATCGTCTAAAAGATGAAAACATTGAAATTATAAAAATGGATTATGAATCTCAAATACAAATTTCAAAATCAATCAATATAGATCAATTTAAAGGTTGTATATCCAGTGTATTTAATGATGAAAAAAGTAAAAATAAAGATATTAAAAATCTTAGATTTAAAAGAGTTTCAAATTTTAATAAAGTTACTAGTCAAGAAGCGCTTGTTTTTGAACTAAGTGACCAAGGATATAGAGGGAATGAAATCATTGAGAAATTATTGGAAAATTTTAAAGATGACTTGGATCGTAAAGATGCAGAAGATATTGTTAGAAAAGTCGCTAATGAAATACAACTAGAAAGAGGAGTTAAAAAATCAGAAATAAAGATAAAAGATAATCCTGGATTCAAAACAACGATTTATGTGAATACAAAGACAAGTACTGCAACAATTTTGGTTGAAAACATAAATGATATTCATTATTTATCAACGATTCCGATTTATTTAGATAGTATGATACGACTAACACAAAATAAATCAAGCACGAATTATCCTTTGAAAGAAATAAATCATTTATGTTCAACTGAAATAAAAGAAGATATGATTGTTTTTGATATTATTTCTCCTTCAGAATCTTCTGCTTTAGAAAGTCAAGAAGATTCTATAGATTATAAAGATGAAGATGAAAATGATTATGAAAATGATGATGAAGATGATGATGAAGATAGATATTTTGAAAAGGAAAAACCCAAAGGTGCATTAAGTTTATTTTTTGATGATGAAGACGAAGAAGACGAAGAAGAAGAAGACGAAGAAGAAAAAGGTGGAGCAAACACCAATAACGAAATAATTTTTCCAAATTCATCGGATTCAAATTCTTCCGTATCTACGGATCTTGGATTATCTGATGTCCCTATACAACAAGAACAACGAGAAGAGAGTCTACAAAATGATTCGCTTAAAGAATCAATAAAAGTAAACGTAAAATCTGATTCTACTAGTAAATCTTTAAATAGTGATTCTGATAGTGATTCTGATAATGATTCTTTAAATAGTGATTCTGATAATGAGTCTTTAAATAGTGATTCTGATAGCAATAACGAGGTTAAAAATATTGATGGAATGAAATTAAACAAACCTTATTATTTTCAAAGTTTAATTGAAAAACATGATCCTGTTTTAATTTTAAAAGAAGATACTCCTGAATTTAACGCATATTCTAGAACCTGTAGTTCTGATACAAGAAGACAACCAGTTATTTTAACCGATTCACAATTAAAAAAAATAAATAAAGAACATAACGGTTTTTTAAGAGACGAAGACGTCATTAAATATGGTTCAGATCCAAACAATAAATTTAATTATATATGCCCAAGGTACTGGTGTTTAAAAAACAATACCGTTATAGATCCTGAGGATTTAAAAGAAGTAATAGGTAAAGATGGAAAAAAAGAATTAATACATCCTACTTGTGGAAAAGTTTTATCTCATACGGATAAAAAAGTAAAACCTGGTTATTACATTTATGAATTTTATAAACCAACTTCTAAAAAACCAAAACGTTATCCTGGTTTTCAAACCGATAAACATCCAGATGGTTATTGTTTACCATGTTGTTTTGATAAATATAATACAGAAGGAAGAATAACCGCTAAAAATAAATGCTATGGTATTTCATCTAACGAAAAAGAAAAAGTAGAAGAAAATGATGAATATATAAAAGGCCCAGATAAATTTCCTTTAGAGTCAGGACGTTGGGGATATTTGCCACCAGAAATGCAGCAAATATTACATGAAGTCAATGCGGACTGCCAAATAAGTAAAACAAATACGAATATTAAACCAAATCATCCATGTTTATTGCGTCACGGTGTTGAAATAAATAAAAAACAATCATTTATCGCATGTATTTCTGATGTAATATTTTTCGCAAAAAGAGTACAAGATGAAAATGATAAGACAGATAAAATAGCTCAAGTTCTAAGTATTAAAGACATGCGAAAAAGAATCATTAAATCATTGACGATTGATAATTTTATCAAGTATCAAAATGGAAATCTAGTAACGAATTTTTATAATAAGGAAGAAGAAGTAGAAATAGATAAATACAAAAATTCCAAATTATTTTCAAAAATTAATCAAACAACTCCGGAAGAAATGTTTTACTTTAAAAAGGTTGTATCCGCACTAGAAAATTTCATCAATTTTTTAAATGATGATAATGTCATGATTGATCATACTTATTTATGGGATCTTATTAGTATGCCAAATAAATACTTGTTTCCAAATGGGGTTAATTTAATTATTTTTAAATTACCAAAAGATGATATTACAAACAATGTTCAGCTACTATGTCCAACCAATCATTATTCAAGTGAATTTTATGAAGCACGAAAACCTACCATTATAATGATAAAAGAAGATGAATATTATGAACCGATTTATTCTTATACAAATAGCAATAACAAATTAATTATTTCAAAGGAATTTAAAGAATATGATCCTCAGTTGTCTAAAACAATGAGATCGGTAATAAAAAATTTGATCAAACCATTTTTAAAAACCATATGTAAACCCTTAGAAAGTATTCCAAATGTGTATAAAGCCAAACCCCCTTTACTTTTAGTAAATTTAATTCAAAAATTGGACAAGTATAACTATCAATTGATAAAAATGGTGTTGAATTTTAATAATAAAGTCATTGGAATCATTGTGGAAGAACCCGGATTTTTAAAAAAAAGAGGTTTTGTTCCTTGTTATCCATCTGCAATGGATGAGGATCTCAAAAAAGATATTACAGTTGTTTTTATGACAGATGTATCTTTGTGGAATAATTACAATGACACGGTCAGTTTTTTATTTAAACTCTATAATCGTAGTAAAAAAAGGAGAGAAGAAGCGGACATTCCTTGTAAACCAGTTTTTAAAATCATAGAAGATGAATTAGTAGTGGGAATATTAACAGAAACCAATCAGTTTATCCAAATATCTGAACCAATTGCTGAACAAGATATATCTAGTGAAAATAATATTCCATCCATAAGAAATAATAATTATATTGTTAATACGAGAGAAAAACCATTGGTTTCAATAGATGTTCCTATTATGACTTCAAAAAAGGTAGATAATGAACGTGTGGATTATATAAAAAAAATAAAATTAGAAGCGAATTTTTACAATGTCTTTAGAAATACAATTCGTATTTTATTGAATGATTATGAAAATATTCAATGGAGAGAAAAGATTGAAAAAGAAAATTCCAATAAGTTTATTATTTATTCTGAAAAGTTGAATAAAATTGAATTTTTATTAAAAGAATTAGTTAAAAATAAAATACAATTTGTAGGAGATAAAAATTTTTATAAATTAATAGATGATGTTTCAACATGTATTATAAAAGATAAAAATAGTTGTTTAAATAACAAGTTGTGTGCCTTATCAGAAAATGAAACATGTAATTTAATTTTACCAGAAAAAAATTTAATAACAAATAAAGAGAATCAACCTATTTATTTTGGAAGAATGGCTGATGAATTAGTGAGATATAATAGAGTGAAAAATTTCATGTTTCAACCACAAACTTATTTGTCGTTTGGAAACATAGGATATAATTTAAAAGAAGATGAAATCATTATTTTACAGTCACTATTAACCCAAGAATATTTTGAAACACTTGTTCCAGGAACAACCAATAAATATATAAAATATAATACGTATGACGAGGTTGAACCAAATTTAACACAAATCTATGATGCTGTTTTTGATCCGAATAAGAAGATGGAAGAAGAAAATGAAGAAAATAATGAAAACGGAGAATTATGTAATAAAATTGTTAAGAATAAAATTACATCTGGAATGTGGAAAGAATGTTTTTCTGAAAAATACAAAGAAGTAGAATATGGAAAGTATCATATTTGTACTTTTAATTTCATGATTGATTTAATTGAAAAAAAAATAAATAAAAAATTAACCATTAGTGAAATTAAAAATGACTTATATAATGAGTATAAAAAATATTTGTTGGATTATCAAAATAAAATGGTAGATATTTTAATGATAGAAGGGAAAAAAACATTAGGTGACCAAGTGAAAAGTGAATCTTTATCTTTTTCTAGTTTTATTTACACAGATAATTACTTTCTTACAACGATGGATATATGGTTACTTGTACAAAAGTATCAAATTCCAACCATATTTATTTGTCAAAAAACAATTCTTCAAACGGATTATAATAAAAATATATTTGTAGGATTTGGTGAAGAGACGGATGACTTTATTTTTATTATTCTTCCTGTATTTAAAGCTGAAAGTATTCCAATTTTTAAAATGGTAGAAAATGAAGAGGGAAATTGTTTTATTCCTATCAACAAACTAAATAAAGAGTGTCTTGATAGAATACGAGATGCTTTTGATAACAAAAAAAGTATTAAGGAATATTTACAAGAATTTACAAAACCCAAAAAAAATATTTATACGAAGAAGAAACCACTTATTATAGAAGAAGAA